TCTGGAAGGCGCAACAATTCCTGATCCAAATTAGGACCATTTTTAGATTTGGCAAATGTTCCGCTATTGGTGAATCCAGACCCTTTCAATATAAAGGCCGGAGTACTTAAGAGTTTTTTCAATGGAGACAAGCACTTATGGCAAAACTGAGGATCTTCAGCTTTTTTTACCATGCGCTCTTCTTTGGTATTACAATTCGAACAAGAATAATCAAAGATAGGCATAAATAACTTCTAGGAGACTAAAAAGATTGTATTTTCTCTAATAAAAAAATAATTGTCAATAGCAAACAAAAACCGCCCCGAAGGGCGGTTATGCACATCAGAATTGCTCTGATATTAGTTAGAAAGAGAAGTTAAACGAGCTAAGCCACGTCTGTTGTAGTTAACCAGATTAGCGTACTGAACTACACGGAACAGCATGCTGTCTTTAGTTTCCATTGCACCTACAGGTTTAACACTGATACCTGCTGGGGCAGCAACCGGGTGAATAGCAGATACACCTACTTTACGAGATCCGTCATCCCAGCATCCAGCCCATGCTGAAGTCATTGTACCACCAGTCAGAGCGGCACCATCAGCAGTTTCCAGAACAACCAGATAGTTGTTTTTGAATACTGGAATATTTTCGTAGCTGATTGTAGTACGTCCATCAGGAAAAGTAACAACCCAGTCAGCAGGAGTTCCACCTAATGCGCGTAACAACACTTTATAAGAACGCATTGTACGTTGAGCCATCATGATGAAATCAACTTCACCGTCTTTAGCAGTTACAAGATCTAACAATTCATCTAATAGAGCAAAAGATAAAGCTTGAGAAGTTGTACCACCAGTAGCTGTAGTATATTGAGTAGAATCACACAGACTGTGGAAAGAGTTCATCTGCGGAGAAGTACCAGTACCAGTAGCCATACCAGTTTGGAATAGACGAGAGATAGATTTGGCCTTTGAAGAAATTTCAATTGCCATTTGATCCACGCCACCACCTTGGCTTTGAATAGCTACCAATTCATCCAGTTCTACGTCACCGATTAAGCGAGTAGCAGTGAATGATGCTTGAGTGAATGTAGCGGCAGCTTTAGCGCTGATAGTAGTATCAACAGCCAGAACTTCACTATCACCCAATGTTACTTCACGGTTTACTAATACGGCTTGACCATCATAACCATCGAAGGGCAATACGTTGTAAATAGGGTTTACTGTAATGATGTCTTGGGCTACGCCGCTGACAATCTCATTATTAATAAACAGTTTTGCTTGTACAAGAGTTTGTGATGCCATGTAAAATTACTCCTAAGTTGAATTAGACACCTATACATTAACGTTAACGTCTGTGTATGGGCCTAACCCAACCTAGACTTACCAGCTTCTTACTCGAAACCTAATTTTTTCAAACCGTTCGCAATTTGACCTACGGAAGTAGTTGCATCGTGCGTACTTGCACCACCTTTACTTCCTTGAGCGCCAGCACCTTTTGAAGTTCTCTTCAAATATGGCTTACGATCAGCTTGAGTTTCCAACCAGCCCTTAGCATCAATTGGAGTTTTTCCATCTTTACTAAATATAATCGCACCTTCTTTATTTCTCGGAATGACTTTGCCATCTTCTCCAAGAATAAAAATATCTCGTGCGGTTCGGATTACATCATCCATGGCAGCAGGTTCGAAATCCAGTGAGATATATGCCTCACGTACTGCGCCATCTACAATCAATTCACGAAGTTTCTCATCTTTACCTTTGATAGTCGTTTCGTGACCTGAAATAATATTGGTAAGATTACCTATTTGTTGTTCGTAATCTTTTTTCAGTAATTCAACTCGTCTAGTAACTACTTCATCAACTTTACCTTCAGATAGAAGACGCATCTCTTCATCATTTTCAAGTTGTTTTTGAAGTGTTCTAAGACGATCAACGTCCAAACCTTCATACTGTTTAAGTTGATCTTTAGCTTTCTTCTGCTTATCTATCAACTCATCGTTTTTCTTTTTTAAACCTGCAACTTCTTCATCTAATCTAGCTTGAATAGCTGCTTGAATAGCTGGATCATTCAATAGAGTGTTTATATCTGCTCCAGTGTTACCAGCATCACCATTCCCTGCATCACCATCTCCATCTCCGTCTCCATCAGCACCGTATGCTATAGGACGTTTTGCCATTACCAGTTGGGCCTTGCCCGAAAATCCGCTTACCATTAAAGACTCCTAAAGTCAATTTTTATTTACAATATTTTTCCATGTATCATATAATTATTATCTTGTCAAGAGGTAGGTTGATTATTTGGTTTAGGTGCTTGTGGAGGATTTAATGCAGCGTCCTTGACCATCTTAGAAATTCGTTCTTTTTCATTTTCTACACTAACGCCAGGATCTGTAAGTCCTGCTTCTTCTAATGCGCGATAAAAAGAATCGAAACTTAATTTATTGGCCAATACCGCATTAAGTAATGCTGTAACCATATTAGGATCTATATTTGCGCTAACTAATTCTTTATTCAGTTTGATTTCTGAAGATTCATATTCAGCACTAACCCAACTTGCAGACCAATCACATACTTTTTGAAGCATAGATTCTACGGACGCTATAATGCTACCTAATACGGCAGTACTCATAGATTCACGAATACGAGCACCTTCTGCAGTTTCTACAAGAGTTTTATTACCAGTATTAGTAATTAATCTTGCTCCAAGAGCTGCGAGCATGTCCATTAAAGTATCAAGTTTTTTAGTTACTTCACTTAATCCTTGGCCTGTAAACTCTAAAAATTTTGCATCTGCTCCAGAAGGTAAAATAATTACTGCATCAGGTCCAAGTTTTAATGTAAAATTTTGTTCATCTATATCTGCCATAATTGCAGGAGTAGGAACACATATTGTATGGATGGCATGAGCATGGTCAACTGAAACTTTCCACCATGCAGCAAGAACATTTACCATATCTAAAATCGGTGGTCGATCAACTATATAATCTAAGCCTGTCGGTGAAGCTATACAAAATGGCATAAAGCCCATAGGTCTTCCACGTTGATCAGGTTTTATAGCTGGAGTTGCTTCATATTTATTTTTATTTTTTTCAGCTTGTTTCCATACAACAACTTCATATTCATCATTAGTAAGCTTAAGTTCTCGATATGATGTAGTTGCTTCTAAAACGAATTTATCTTTTTCATTTCTTTTAAAACTATTTTCTTCCAATACAACAAAATGATCGTCAGATTCCATATCCCAGTTTTTTATTTCTAATGATTTGTAAAGAACTAAATATGGAAGTCCACCTTTTTCAGGTATATCAACTAATATTCCAACACGTCCAGTTTTAAGAATTTCAACAACCGCTGCAATAGCTAATTCTGTTAAAGACATTCCTGAGCCTGTTGCATCTTTACGCAAATATTCAACAGATTTGTCTAATTTTATAGAAGGTTCTTTTCTAAAAATTGCTCCAGCAAGAGCAGACACAGTACGTGAAACGCCTCCAAAGAAGGGTCCACGATTTACATAGGCGTTATATTTATCAGAAGTTTGACCGGATAATGGAGGGACATATTTTTTACCAGCAGCTTTTACAGCTTCTTCGCCGTTATAAAAATCTATACATTTTTCCCAAATATCTTTGTTTTGGGTATAATCTGGATGTTCAGAATTAATTGGCATTATGATATAGTCCTATAAAATATTCCTCGCCTATATCATTAATTTGCAAAATTGTCAAGATTAAAGACCTGTTACCTTTCCGTAGAAAGCCTGCCTTGTTGGAGATGCTACCTCATAACGAATGGCATCATATAAGTGATCTGGAACACCTTCTGTGACAACATCGTCTGGATTATCTGGATCTGTAGGAAGTTCTGGAATTGTCGCAATACAATGAACACATTTATCTACAAAAAATAATGCTGGTTTTTCCAAATATTCATCATGAGCCGCAAACATAAGTTTTCTCATTTTAAGCGCTCCAGCAACACGACTTCCCTTAGCTTTATCAGCCTTAACAAATCGAATGCCACGTTTTGAATAAACTGTATCATGTAATTTCGTTTCGCCTTCCCAAAGTTTCCAATCAGCTCTTCCAGGCCTAACACGTCCTGCTAATCCCCATTCCTCCTCTTTTATTTTCATCATATCGGCAATATCTTCATGCACCCAACGTAGTCCCACATTCATATCTTTGCCGTTATAACCGTACCATTCGCGATAAACTATTACAGAATCATTTGGAAAAGTTCTGGTAGTTCCATCGGCCATTTTTATTGTGTTTTGTCCTTTAACTCTAACCAATATTACAAATCCAAACGGAGAACTATACCCTTGGTCATAAGTTCTATAAATTCTCCAATCTTCAGGAACAACAAAATCTGGAATAACATTTTTAGTACGTTTAAATGCATCACCAAAAAATGTTGCCCCTCCTGCATCCCAATCACCTTCTGCTAATTGGGCATATTTTACTGGATCATCTGTGGAACGAAGTTCTCGTTCGTAAGCTTCATAATCAATATGAGGATTTTCTCGCGCTCCAAATGGAACGAATAAAAGTTTTTTACCAAATTCATCAATAAACGCGGTACCAGGGGGAGAAGGATTGATATAGCGTTGTTTTAAATAATTATGAGAGATACCTCCAGGGTTGCTAGTTAATTGTAATCTAGGCAATCTAGCTTTCCAGAAATCGCTTTCTATTTTAAGCGATCCAACACGTAAACGAGTTTTAGAATGATTTATAATTTTTTTATGAATAAGACTTGCTTCGTCAATAATGACAAGAACCAATTCAAGACCTTGTAAGTTTTCTATTGTTGTTTCAATATGTTCAGCATGCATGAAGTGAATAACTGAGCCAGTTTCGACCCAAGTAACAATCATGTCTGTATAATTTACAACAACCTTTTTTTCTTTTATTTTTTCGTATAAAATACTTGGAATTGATTCATTTCCCTGGAAGTAGTTTTTCTTTAAGTTTTTACTTGTGTTACGTAAAATAGCGATCTGAGCGCCAGGGACTTGTTCAGCAACAGTTATAGCCAACATTTTATTTACAAAAGTTTTACCACCAGAGGCTGCGCCCCCAGCAAAAACTTCGTTGGCATCTGTCATGAAAACTAAAGATTGCTTTTCGGTAAGCGTATATTCTTTAGCTTTTTCGGAAGGTGTTGATTCTCTTTCTATTAACATCAGATATAGACGAAAAATTATACATTGTTCGCCTATACCATATAAAATTTATTATGTCAAGATTATACGGTTTTTACTTTTTTAATAGAAAGCAATCGAGGTTCAACTTTATCTGTGTCTAGGGTATTTTTTAACATATTTTTAAAATGTCTTTCAACATCGTAAATTGTGCCTGCGGTCTGTATACGATGATATTCAGGCCTCATTATTACTACTTCAAAAGTTTTATTTTCTCCAACTTCTTCATCCATCTTTTTTCTCCGCCTTAATATCGCATTTCAAAGCGTGTAAATATAAAGTAGCTTTAAACGCTCTATACGTTACAGAATGCCTTTGACCAAGATTACTCTCAGCACAATTATATAAATCATCAAGTATTTGAGTCAGTCTATCAAACTGCATCTCAATATCTTGATGAGCATTTGGTTTGTCTATTACTTCGCTCATTTTTTACTCTTTTTCGTCTTTTTAACTTCTCCAGTATGAGATCCTTTTGCATCATAACACACATGAATATAAGTTCCTTTCTTTGGTGTTATTGTACGAACCTTACCACCACTTTTTACACATTTAGTAAAATCTTTTGGCATTTGAATATCTCCTATATGCTACATGTTCCACCACTGCAGGCGAGTTCTTGACTACTGACAGTTTGATCATCAGTCTCTACAAACTTAGACCAATCAATATGAGAAGTAGTTTTCTTAGACCATTCAATAAATTCTTCTTTAGTTAATGGAATGAAAGGTGCTTGTTGATAGATATGATCGGAAAAAGGTAAAAGTGAAATTCCAGATATCTCATCAAAATGATTATATACCCAAGCTCCAACTTCCAACCATTCAGGATCTTTAACATAAATTGTAATGGAGGGTTTATGCTCACACCATTCACGCTGGAACATCAACCAATGTTCTAACTGTTGGATTGCTGTTCTATCATCTCTAAAGATTGCTTTCTTTGGACCTTCAACTAAAAAATAGAAAACCGTCGTATGATCTTCAGCTTTTTGAGCGGGTTCGTTATATACCCCTTGCTCTTTTAGGAATTGAGTAATGGGATCTTTATTATCTTGGCGTACTGTACGAATATAATATTGTGAAAAACGAGGATGTAATCCTCCAGTACCTACATTAGTTAAAAGTCCAACAGTACCTGAAGGTTTATTACAAGTTATTGCTGCAGCTTCATTGATATCGAAATATGCGGCCCATTCTTTATTAATTTCTCTCGCATATTCTCGTAATTCATTTAACCATTGTTTTGATTTTTCAGAAACAGTATTTAATACTGGATGATCCATAACTCCAGTCATAGATACGCCTAACAACCTCTCCTTCTCACAATTCTTTTTAACTTCAGGATCTATAAAGTCAAAATTAGTAATTGTTGATTGATATGTTCCTAAGATAGTGCAAATACGAACTTTGTGTTTCAAATCTTCTAATGTATCAGTAGAACGAACTACAACTTCTGTTAAATTACAAAATTCACCATCTAAGAGAATTATTTCGGAACATGGATTACAACCATACGTAGCATTAGGATCTCTACGACCCCACTTGGCTGCTTGCTTTTGAGAAGCTGCGCGGCTAAATATTCCACGTTCACCAGATTTAGATTTAACTAAAGAAACCCATTCATCTAAAAAGGTTTCCATGTCTGGTTTTTCTGTATATACTGCGCTATTATTTGCAAGTTTTCTTTGAGGTTCTGTATTCCACCATTCACCAGATTTGGCATTGCGCATTCTGGTATCTGATAGATTGCTAAGACTGATGAGAGCACTTCTACGAACGCCACCGACGACAACAACACTTGCAATTTCACAAATAAGATCGTGTACTTCTATAGAAGTTAATTTGCGACCTTCTGCATTTTTAAACATTTGAGTTGTAAAATCGAAAAGTTCTTTTAGTGGTCCAGGACCACTTGCCCTTCCTCCAAATGTTTTTAATCTAGCTCCTGCAGGACGTATTTTTGAATAATCAACATTTGGTATTTCACCATTATATAAAGCAGATATTAATTTTCGATATGCAGAAGACCAACCTTTCTTACTATCTTGAACGACGATAACATCGTCACACTTTTCCACTTTATCAGCAACTGAAGGAAGTTTTGCTATCTCTTGTCTTTCGCAAGAAAAACCTACACCAGTTCCATTAAGCAATATATGAAGTACGTCTGAAAATTTACGTTTCTTATTAATTGCAGTATAAAAACAATTATAAGCTGCTATTCCATCACGTTTAACAGCTTCACCAGAAGTCATTAATAATCGCATTGACGGCATCGTATTAAGTAACAATATGTTCATACGAATCTCATCAATCACCTTCATCCACATATCTAAAGCTTCTGGATAATATTCAGATATATGATTTATAGAATGTTGTATGTATCGTTCTATAGTTTCTGGCCAATCTTCACGACGTTGTTTTGAGTCTAAGTATTTTGCATATCGGCTTTTATGAATAAATTCTTGAAGAGATGAAGGCAAAGCGTATTCTACTTCCATTTGGATTCCTTATTTTTCTGATAAAGCGTTATGAAGTTTGCAAGTATTAACTCTCACACTATATGGAGTCCCTAGCATATCTGCATTATCTATTTTTGGACAACTGCAAAGAGATAATCTATGTGATGGGTGCCAATGAGCATTTCGAGGAAAACCCCAAGCATCTTGGAGTTCAAATTGAATTTGTTCCCAAACGTTATACCAAGCTCTTATACTAGCGTTATCATATTGTTGATTAAGTGTAGCTTCAGTCATCAAACGTTCTATATGAAGATCTTTTATTTTATTGACTTGTTTTTGTGTGAGACATTTTTCATGTATTAGATATTCATTTAAAGAATATCTTTTACCATCTAATTCGTAATACGGATCAATATCATCTACCATAATTTTATTTCTCTAATCCTTCCACCACTACTACTATCTCTCTTCATAGCCATTTTAACAGCTTCTTTTGGAGAACATCCTAAATCAATTGCGGTCATAGCATGATCTCTTCCAGATCCAAGAGTATATGGAACATTTTTATCCCATATTTGTTGCCAATAACCATTATCCTCATTATAACCCAATTTAATTAAATCTGTATTGTAATAACATAATCCAGAACAAGTTCCACTATTACGTGTGAAAGAACTTATTTCATCAAAAAAATATTTAACGCATTCTTGTATTGTATCAACATTGCCTGCAAAAACAAAAATAGCATCTCTATAAATTTCTATCTTATTTGCGGAATCGTTTATTATACGATCATATTCTGTTTGTCTGCTATCACAAGCAATTACACCATCTTTATATACAATTGTTGTCATATAACTTTTATACTTCTTAATTTGCCACCAGTTAAAGTATTTCTCGATTTAGCAATTCTTAGAGCTTCAATAGCAGAAGCTCCAGCATCCATAGCACCTAAAGCAAAATCACATCCGGCACCAAGTGCCCAATGTTCGTTAAGTTTACATTTACTTGTCCAATAACCTTGTCCTGGTTCGCATTCACCAATGTAAAGTTTTCCTGTGTCAACTATAAAGCCTTCACAAGAAAATTTTACATCATTTATAGGAATTTTTTCTTCGGAACGATGAACAAAGTAGAAATCTATAAACTTTTCGAAATCACATTCTGCACCAGCTAAAATGAATCGTACGCCTTTCTTTTTAAACAATTTATTATATTTATCTGAAACAATTGTGTCAGCTTGAGTAAGCCGTGAATCATAGGCAATTATGCCTTCCTTATACACAATCGTGGTCATCCAGGAAGAATAACCGATAAGAAAAATTATGGCAAGAGGAGGCAGGTTTGGGCGGGAACCAGGACACTTACAGGATAACACTCTAATCCTTCAGGATTTATAGATGGTCCAAGAGGTGTTATATTATTACCAGAAGGATCGTGAACTATTTCATTATTTATACATATCCATATATGGTTTGCGATTTTACTTCTGGCAGATAATAAATAATAAATATTTTTATTATTAAATTCAACATATTGCAAAACTTCTTTATATGTATTATCACCAGAAAATACCGAAGTAAAAATACTACATTTTTTATATTCCAATAACCAATGTGACATAAGATCGTGAGGATCGCTAATTTCTGGAATACAAAAATGCGGCACTTCTTCAGGTTCCACATCCAAAAGGCAAGCTATCGCAGTTCGATAACAATCTCCATATTGTCCATTCTCAGGATCGTGTTTGATTCGTTGGATGTGAGGGGTCATTATAAGTATTTTTTACTAAGAGGATAAAAATTTCCTGTTTCTGGATCATATTCTCCAGCACATTGGGCAAATTCTGTGAATTTAACAGGTTTACATTCAACTTTATTATGATCTCGATTTACACTTCCCACTGAAGCTTTAATTTCATTAATATATTTGTTCTTATTGGCAATCCTATTTAACTTTTTACGGTTATTTTCACAAACTCTGCATTCAAAGTTTTTTCCGTTTTTTTTTATCAATCGTTTTACAATTAAAGTATCTCTTAGGCTTGTCTATGATCGCTTAGTCTGAGAATTTACCCCATAGCGTGATTTTAAACTTGGTGCCCACAGAAGGAATCGAACCTCCGCACGCTGCTTACAAGGCAGCAGTTCTACCATTAAACTATACGGGCTAAAATTGGTTGCGGAATCGGGAGTTGCACCCGACGATCATTTGCTTATGAGGCAAAGAAGACTCTCTTTCTCCATTTCCGCATTAAAGTTTTACCATTCACCATAATCAGTGATGTCTTGTTTACAAAAACAACGTTGGCATTCTACTATAGTATTTCTGCCTATACCACTTCCAAAACTATAATATAATTTTACATCAAATTCACAACGATCAAATCTATCAAATCTATCAAATGCTTTTTTATCTGGACAATAATGATGTTTTTTAAATTCATCATATCGTTCTTTTTCTTTTCCAAAAAAATTTTCCATACTTCACCTCATTTGGCACACCCGGTAGGATTCGAACCTACACTTTAGAACTTAGAAGATTCTTGCTCTTCCTGTTAAGCTACGAGTGCTTAATTGGCCGAGGTTTGTTAGTCATAGTAACACAGATCACCCTCGGAAGCTCTATGACAGCTCTTGCGGCAAGATGGTAGGCCAAGGCGGATTCGAACCGCTCCTTCCACCGATTATGAGTCGGTAGCATTCACCGATTATGCTATTGGCCTTTTGGTGGAGCTACAGAGTGTCGAACTCTGCCCAGTTGCTTGCAAGGCATCCGGTGCTACCCGTAGACTAGCCCCATGGTGCGCATAAAAAGAATCGAACTTCTATCTCCAACTTGTAAGGATGGCATTCTACCATTAAACTATACGCGCATTGGACATCTCGGTGAGATTTTAACTCACAAAAACTGGGTTTGCAATCCAGCGCCTTAGTCGTTCAGCCACGAGATGTTTAAATTGGAGCAGGCAGCGAGACTCGAACTCGCAAAAGTGACTTGGAAGGACACCGTTTTACCAATTACTACTATGCCTGCTAATTTATATGTGTTTCCAAATTTTATTTTGTCGTATAAGTCTTATTAACTTCCTATCAACTTTATATTTGTTAGATAATTCTCTGTTATTTAAAATGGTGTTATTGCGAATTTCTAAAACTTCTTTTTCAGTCAACTTAGATCTACCATTAACAGCACCTTTAGCGGATCTATCTCTTTCAATTCTGTCAGCAACATTATCTTCATGTGTACCAGGAATAAGATGCTCTGGATTAATGCATAAAGGATTATCACAAATATGTCTTAAGATTATGTCTGATGATAAAGTTACATTATATTTTCTCTCATAAAATATACGATGTATAAGTGTTTGTTTTCCATTTCTTCTAGCTCTAGGATATCCTTTATGTAGAGCATGAGAATAACACTCCCAACAACCATTGTTTGTTGTATTATATTCTATTTTAATTTTTTTACCCATTTTAAAATTTTTAAAAATTTTGGAGAACCAGACGAGATTCGAACTCGCACATATCAGATTGAAGGTCTGATCGCTTTGGCCAATTTGCATACTGGTTCAATAAATTGGTACCCCTTGAAGGACTCGAACCTCCACCTGTTGCATTCGTATTGCAACGCTCTTCCTTTAAGCTAAAAGGGCATAAAAATTGTAGTATGCCGGTTTATTCCGGTCGATTCATCGTCCTTCAAAGACAATCATATGACATTATGCATATCTGGTCAATTCCAGTTCGTTTGTTATCCTTGCAAGATAACTCATACTTTATTTGGTTGACCCGGTAGGAATCGAACCTACGACACCAAGCTCTTCAGGCAAGTGCTCTAACCATAACTGAGCTACAGGTCAATAAATTTTTGGTTGTCGTAGTAAGACTCGAACTTACATACGAGGATTATCGGTCCTCTGCTCTACCTTTGAGCTATACGACAATGGTTGGGGCAGAGAGATTCGAACTCTCGACTTCGGAGTTAAAAGCTCCTTACTCTAGCCACTGAGTTATACCCCATTTAATTTGCGCCCCGAACGAGATTCGAACTCGTGATCTTTCGCTCGACAGGCGATTGCATTAGGCCGCTATGCTATCGAGGCTTGCAAATTGGCTGGCACGGTGTGACTCGAACACACATCTTAAGAGTTAACAGCTCTCCGCTTTACCATTAAGCTACACGCCATTGGCGAACCCCCAGAGAATCGAACTCCGCCAGTCTGGTTTGGAGCCAAACTCGCCAGCCTTGGAACATTGGGATTCATAAACAAAAACGGCCACTTTTTTATGAGTGGCCGTTATAATTCCTATCTTAACAACCACTCAACTACATCTTATCAATTCCTGTATTTTTCACGCACGCAAATCCGCCCCAGCGTATCTCGTTGGTAAAGATTCTATTTGTGTTAGTCGTTAAATTAATCATGGAACGTATTATTAATGAAAAAAATAAATTTGTCAAGAGTTAATTGGAGAATGGTAAGAGTTAATTGGAGGAGAGTAAGAGGATCGAACTCTTACAACCTTATTAGGGTCATCACGGTTTTCAAGACCGATAAGCACGCCAACCTTGCGACTCTCCATAATTGGCGGTAGATGTAGGATTCGAACCTACGCAGCACATAATGGCTGTACGATTTAGCAAACCGCTGCAATCGACCTCTCTGCCAATCTACCTTAAATTGGTGGAGTATGGACGGAATCGAACCTCTTGCCCGAAGGACGTGGGCTACAACCACGCGCTAGACCATCTAGCCTTACTTGCACACTCCTAAAAATTGGTGCCCCTGGTAGGATTCGAACCTACAACGGTCCAGATTCTAAGTCTGGTAGCTGTGCCAATTTACATTAACCACAGAGGCATTGGTGCGAATGGAGGGGGTCGAACCCTCATGCCCTTTCGGACGACGGATTTTAAGTCCGTTGCATATACCAACTTCGCCACACTCGCAATTTAAAACTTGGTGCGTAGGCTCCGAATCGAACGGATTCCAACGAGGTCACAACTCGGTATGCTACCATCACACCCACCTACACATTTAAAAATTGGTCAGGGTGGAGAGACTCGAACTCCCAACTTCTGCGCCCCAAACGCAGACCTCTACCAATTGAGTTACACCCTGATAACTGGCGGGGATGGTAAGAATCGAACTTACGATATCTGAGTCAAAGTCAGACGCCTTAACCACTTGGCTACATCCCTAAACAAAAAAAGGCCAGAGAACTTTCGTTTTCTGGCCTGAACACACACCTAAAAATGATTACAATTTACATGCGCAGGCCAAAATATCCATGGGGATATGGATAGAGACTTAAGGACTGTGATAAATGCAAGAAGGTAATCATGATGCGAATATTATCTTAAGTTAAAAATCTTGTCAAGAGGTAGTTTGTATTTCTTCCCATTCAGACCATATAAAATCTCCAGTATCATTCCGCCTCAATTTACGAATCTCAAGAACTACAACTTCTTCAATTAAATTCATCGGAACTGAGTCTCGTTTTTTCAATTTTTTGTTCCATCTCATTTCTACATCATATAGCAAACTAGTCGTCATATTCTTCATCCATATATTGTAAAGATTCTTCAAATTCACTATGACTCATGGCATCATCAGCTTCAAATTCTTCAGCGCAATAATGACACATTTCATCACC